TTCATCCATCCTTGGGGATTCCAGTCTTGGCAATATTGCCGGAAATACTGGCGACATCGCGGGAAATACCGGATCACTGGATGATATTGCAGGGAACACCGGAAACACAGCCGAGGATACCGCAAGAATCGCGGATGCGGTAGACATTACAGACGATGATCTGAAGTATCTGCGTGACATTGCGGAGCGGGATATCATCGACCGGACCGTATTTACCAAAGTCGAGGTCAACATGGGCGGCGTAACGAATCAGGTAAACAATATGTCAGATCTGGACGACATTGCAGACCGGCTCAACGGTGTATTGCAGGAACAGATCATGATATCAGCGGAGGGATAGGATGTATAACATTTTTTTGGATCAATTATTGCTTCCGGTTCCGCCGGAAGAGATGAAGATCAAGCACAATGGGAGAAATGATACGATTACGCTGATTAATGACGGCGAGGTAAACATATTAAAGACAGGCGGGTTGAAAGAAGTCTCTTTCAACTGCCTGCTCCCAAATGTCAGATACCCATTTGCCATGTACCTGGATGCGTTTCATCCGGCATCTTATTATCTGGATTACTTCAAGGCATACATGGAAAACAAGCAGCCGTTCAATTTTATCGTAACGCGTATGTTTCCAACCGGCAAAATGATAAGTTACACGATCATGCGGTGTGTGATGGAAGATATCACGGAAAAAGAATCTGCGGATAATGGGTTTGATACCACGGCAGAAATAAAGATCAAGGAGTTTAAGCCGCACTGCACGAAACTGTATTCGCTTACGGATGACGGAAAGGTAGTGCCTTATGGATCCACCAGAGAGCATAAACCGAGAAGTGGTGGGAACCTGTCATATACGGTGCAGGAAGGTGATACGCTTTGGAAGATTGCACAGTTTTTTTACGGATCCGGAGCGGAGTATGACAAGATCATGAATGCCAACAACATAACAAAAAATCCCGATCATGCCATATGGCCGGGACTGGTGCTCACAATTCCGTAGGAGGTGAAAGGTGTACACGCTTGAAATTTTAAACCGGGGGACGATCTTTGTCCCCCAGGTAAAGGAAGGTATCAAATGGGAAACGGTGCGGAAGGGATCTCCAGGAAAGTTGGAGTTTACGATTTACGCTGATGTCAATCTTGATATAGATGAGGGAAATCCGGTGCGGTTCCGGGTCTTTGAAAACAAGGTGTGGAATGATGTGTTTTACGGATACATCTTTAAAATGTCTCATCAGAAAAATGAAGAAATGAAAGTCACCTGTTATGACCAGCTACGGTATTTTAAAAACAAGGACACTTATTCATACAGCGGGATCACGGCGGGGCGGCTTTTGCAACGCATCTGTGATGATTTCCGGCTGAGCTGCGGCAGGATCACAGATACCGGATATGTTATACCGCAACGGATAGAATCCAACAAAACGCTGTTTGATATTATGCAGAATGCGCTTGATCTGACGATGATGAACACGAGACAGGTATATGTGCTGTATGATGATTACGGCAAGATCTGTCTGCAGAATATCGCGGACAGAAAAATGAATCTGATACTGGATGCGGAAACCGGGGAAAATTACGAGTATTCGACATCCATTGACGGAGATACCTATAATCAGGTGAAATTGACCTATGATAATAAGGACACCGGGAAACGTGAAATATACATGACGAAGGATTCTTCTCACATCAACGAATGGGGCGTGTTACAGTATTACGACACTCTAAACGATGGGGAGAACGGCGCAAGCAAAGCGGAAGCACTGCTGAAATATTACAACAAGGTTTCCAGAAACTTTCAGGTGAAAGACGCGTTCGGCGATGTGCGGATACGTGCCGGAACTTATCCGCTGGTCATGTTTTCTGTGAGCAATTACTGGCTGCACAATTTTATGATGGTGGAAAAAGCAACACATACTTTTAACGAGGAAGAACATACAATGACACTCACGCTGTCCGGCGGTGAGTTTACGGAATAGAGGTGATATTTTGGATGCACAACTGATTGACAGCATTAAGACGATCGCAAAAAACTGTATTGAGGAATCTGATCCGTGTACATTTTTGTTTGGTACAGTGGAATCAGCGGCACCGTTAAAAATCCGTATTGATGATAAGCTGGTGCTGGATGGGAGCACGCTTGTGATCCCGAGATATCTTACGGATCATGAACAGGAGATTGAAGCAGAGTTTGACACCGAGACCGCGGGAAGTCCGGCACATGAGCATCCGGTAAAACTGGAAAAGAAAAAAATAAAGATCAAGAATGCTTTACAGTCCGGAGAAAAGGTGATTATGGTGCGGCAGCAGGGCGGTCAGAAATACATGGTACTTGACCGATGTGAGGAGGGATAATGTGATACCGGGTAATCAGTTATCAAACATTGAATATGAGGATCAGCCCTCAAAGACATTTGCAATGCAGGTAGAGAGGCAGGCGGTAAAAGGGAATTGTGATGGGATCCCCGCAGTAAAACAGGCGATCTTCCTTATCTTAAATGTAGAACGGTACCAATGCCCGCTTGTGTCATGGAATTATGGCATACAGCTGGCAGATCTGATCGGGATGCCGACATCATACTGTATTCCGGAACTGGAACACCGGATTACAGATGCGCTGATGCAGGATGACCGGATCACAAAGGTGTATAATTTCACGTTCGATGTTCCACGGAAAGGCGTGATACACACTACCTTTTCGGTTGATTCGACCGCAGGCACGATCGATGTAGAGAAAGAGGTGACGGTATAGATTGTTTGAGGATAAGACATATGAAAATCTCATGAAAGAGAAACTTGCGCAGGTAAAATCAACGATAGATAAGCGCGAGGGAAGCTTGATTCATTTTGCGTGTGGAGCTAACAGCGCGGAAGCGGCACAGATGTATATTACATTGGAGTGGATGTTCCGGCAGATGTTCGGAGATACGGCGGATCGTGAGTATCTTGCAAAGATTGCGTATGATACCCGCGGGTTGATCCCCGAAGCTGCGACACATGCAGTTCTAAAAGGAAAATTTAATATTGAAGTCAAAAGTGGAATCCGTTTCAGTCTGGAAGATCTGAATTATTATGTGTCAGATTTTATCGAGCAGAAAGACGGATTTTTTTATTACCAGATGATCTGCGAGACGTTGGGAGAAGCCGGAAACCGGAACTTCGGAGATATGATCCCGATTGATTATGTCCCGGGGCTTACAACTTGCGAACTGACCGAAGTGCTGATCCCGGGAGAGGATGAAGAAGATACCGAAGTGTTCCGGCAACGATGGAGAGACAGTTTTAATGCGGCGGCGTTCGGCGGCAACCGGGCGGATTACCGGGAGAAGATCAAGGCGATTGATGGTGTTGGTGGTGTGAAGTGTTACCGTGCGACCAATGCGGCGGGGGAAAAGGTCGGCGGGCATGTGCGCTGCGTTGTGATCGCATCGGACTATTCCGAGCCATCAACAGTCCTGATCGATAACATCCAGACGATCATCGATCCAGAGCAGAATCATGCCGAGGGAGATGGCCTTGCGCCGATCGGTCATATTGTTACGATTGCCGGCGCTGCGGGTGTAAAAATAAACGTAGTAACGACCATTACATTTGATACCGGATATACGTTTGCGGATATCAAGAGCCGGATCGAAACGGCAGTTGAAACATATCTGCTGTCCCTGCGGCGTGACTGGGAGAATAGTGTGGCGGGTCTGGTAGTCAGGATCAAGCAGATTGAAGCGGCGTTATTGGATGTGGAAGGAATTCTGGATGTCGCAGATACGAAATTAAACGGGAAAGCCGAGAATATACAGCTTGGTGTCGATGAGATTCCATTAAGGGGGGAGATCAGTGGATAGACAGTTGCTTGATTATCTCCCGGAGATCCTGAAAACCTATGCGGAGTTTCGGGAGCTGGCAAGGGTAGAGCAGCCTGCGGTAGCGGAGCTGTGGGATGCCATAGATGATCTGTTCAACGAAGCGTTCATTACAGATGAGAGTGTTGCCGGTGCTTCCCGGTGGGAGAAGATATTGGAGATTACACCGTTTGATACGGATGCGATCGAATTTCGGAATTTCCGCATCCGCGCAAGACTGCTTGAAGATAAGCCGTATACCTATCGGACTTTGTGCAAACAGCTGGCGGCACTCTGCGGATCAGACGGGTATACCATAAAACTGGATCACGATGCCTACACGCTGACTGTTCGTGTGGCACTGAAATCCAAGCAGTTCCGAAATGAAGCGGAGCAGATGCTGGAACGTGTTGTGCCGCTCAATCTGATCCTTGATGTAGATCTTATGTATAATACGCATGGGATCATAAAAGGTACTGGGTTGACGCGCGGACAGCTTGCAAAGTATACGCATAACGAATTGCGAGAAGAACCGTTTTAAAAGAAAGAGGTGATACGTTGGAAACAACAAAGAATTGCAGCTTGAAAAAGCCGGGGCAGAACGATTTTTACGATGTGCAGGATTTTGATGACAACATGGAGACCATTGACGAGCATATTGGAGCTCTGGAATCTCCGGTTTACGAAGAATCAAAGGAATTGGAAGAACTGAAAAGCGGGGAACCATATCTATCGGCGTTTGGCAAGATTAAGAAAGCCGTAGGCGCATTGATCGCGCATATCGGTGACAAAGATAATCCGCATGGTGTTACGCTTGCACAGCTTGGCGCGGCGGCGGCGAATACGCTTGCAAATCATATCCAGAACAAAAGTAATCCACATGGTGTTACCAAGGCACAGGTCGGGCTTGGTAACTGTGATAATACTGCGGATGACGTTAAGTCAGTAAAATATGCTAAGACGGCGGGAAGCGCTGTCGATCAGACAGCAAGAAATGCTGCATCGTCAGCAAATACAAATGCGAATAATAGATTGGCGAAATCAGGAGATACCATGAATGGCGTATTGAATATGAACGGACATAATATCATGTATCCATCGCGTATACAGGGACCGGATGGAAAACCAATCGTAGTCGCATCAGGAGATGGAAATAACAATAACACCTATGTGGACTTGCTTGGGTCAAGAGTGCAGTGCAGAAATACGAACGGAACAGCATGGATTCCTGTCCAGGGATATTCATTTACCAATCCATCGTCTCGATTGATAAAAGAGAATATCCGGGACATGACCGAGGATGAAGCCAGAAAGATCCTTGATGTTCGGATCGTGGACTATGATTATAAAAAAGCGTTCGGTGGTCGGAAAGGACAGGAAGGTGTGATCGCAGAGGAGCTCTTGGAGCTTTTTCCGCACGCAGTGACGGTACCGGATGGATATGACGAAACGAACTTTGACGAATCAAAAGGATTGGAAAATCAGATCATGAGTGTTGACTACGCAAAGCTGGTAAGCCCGCTTATTAAGCTGGTACAGATGCAGCAGTCACAGATTGATATATTACAGACAAGGGTATCAGCCCTTGAGAAAGGAGCACTGAAATGAACCATATTATTTTAGCAGACGGAACAACGTTGAATACTTCACAGGAAAGCGGCAGTACATTTCGTATTCCGTTGGAGGGCAGGGACGCATTTAAGGATCTGTTGAGCAAGATCACGGATGAAAATGTACAGACCATCCAGATTGTTACAGAAGAGGATGTTGTGGTTGAGAGACAGAGCAACCTCACGCTTTCCAGATTATCACTGGAGCAGGCAGATGGTGGAGGAACGTACACGGCGGTACTGGAATGCAGACCGGCGGACAAAACGGCACAGCGTCTTGCCGATCAGCAGACCAGTATCGATGATTTGGCGACAGCGGTCGCAGGGCTGTTGTACGGAGAGGATGGTGAGACAGAATGACAGCAAGCGTAAAACGTATCATGCTCAAAGCAATCCGGGCGAGATTAAGCCAGGGCGAAGATCTGAAGACAATCCTGGATAGCTACCCGAAATTGCCTTATGCGGATAAAAAGGAACTGAAAAAAGAGTTAAGCGAATAAAGATGCATAGAAACCGCGGGATAAATCTCTGCGGTATTTTTATGCGGAAAGGAATCATATGCCATTAAGTGAAGAGTACATCAAAAAACAGTTTGAAACGACAGAGGATCGGCTTAACGATCATGCGGAACGTCTCCGGACGATGGAAAAGGGCGTAGCGGTGACGGATGCAAGGGTAGACACCCTTTGTGCATCACTGGAAAAGCAGACAAAATCCATTAATGCGCTGATCGGCACATTTGCCACAGCACTGGTGGGATTTTTTATCTACGCAGTGGAAGTTGGCGTATTTAAGTAAGTAGGAACTGAATATTTTATAAGAAAGGTTAAAAAGGTGAAGAGTATGTTTAAGAATTGTGTATTGAATCCGAGTGTAAGCACAAAGGAATGGTGCAAGAAAGCAGGAGTGAGGGCTGTTAAGACCGTAGCGCAGACCTTTATTGCTACGATCGGCACAGCATCGGTCATGGGAGCGGTGGACTGGAAGCTGGTAGCATCTGCGTCTGTATTGGCTGGCATCCTGTCTATTGCAACGTCGGTAGCCGGTCTGCCGGAATGTGAAGAGTGTAAGGAGGAGTAATCATGGCAAATAGAACAATCAGTGCTGCAGGGATTGCACTTATCAAGCGTTTTGAGGGCTGTCGTTTGACAGCCTATAAATGCTCTGCGGGTGTATGGACCATCGGGTATGGACATACATCTGGCGTACATAGTGGACAGGCTATTACACAGGCGCAGGCGGATGCGTTGCTGCGGAAGGATCTGGAAAAATTTGAGCGGTATGTCAACAGTACTGCATATGTGCCGATTACTGCGCAACTTAATGAGAATCAGTTCGCGGCACTGGTTAGCTTTGCTTTTAACTGCGGACAGGGCAACCTCAAGAGATTATGCGCGGGCAGAAATACAGTACAGATCGCGGCGGCAATGCCACAGTATTGCACGGCGGCAGGAAGAAAGTTACCGGGGCTGGTGCAGCGTAGAGCGGCAGAGGTGGCGTTGTTTAATACGCCGGTTACTACTGCGCCCGCAAATCAGCCGGCGGTCAAAGCGGCAGAGGTGCAGCATGTTCAACCAAACTATCAGCCTGGACAGGCTTACTTCGTACATGTGGACAACCTGCGCATCCGATCAACACCGAGTACACAGGGAAAGATCATTGGCAAGATCGGGAACCGCGCGGTATGCAACAAGGCAACGACCAGAGACAGCAAAGGTCAGATCTGGATGAATATTTCTGGATCCGCAAAAGAGGAATGGATCTGCGCAGACACGGGCGTAAAGAGTTTTGTGTATTAGAGATAGGACAAGCCGGAGGGAGAAAACCTTCCGGCTTTTTTGCGTTATAACAAAAGGTACGAATAGTGCAGAGCTACTTAGCTACATGTATATCGATCGGAGAAATTTTCGTGTTGCATTTCGTGTTGCATTTTCCCCTAAAATTGTACTTTTTGATATAAAAATCTAAATCAGAAATAATATCTTAATATCGAAATCCCCAGTAAATACCGGCTTTCGGCGTTTGCTGGGGATTTTCAATGAGCGCAGACGGCGGGATTCGAACCCGCGTGCCGGTTGCCCGGCAAACTGATTTCGAGTCAGCCCCGTTATGACCACTTCGATACGTCTGCAGATCGTTAAAAAATAAACTAACTCTGTCATTATATCATAAAAACAGAGAATTGCAAGATTGCGGATTGCTTTTGTACAGAAAAAATCTTTATCTTGTCCCGAAAATATAATATAATAAATATAAATGTGTCTAGTCACATGTGAATGAGATAGAATGCGAGAGGAAAGGGCGTGTCATT